ATATTTATTTGATAAAGACGAGAAACTAATAAAAATCGTCAAAAAAGAAGCTATCAAGACTGCTCTCCAAAAGTTCGCTTTAACCACTGAAAAATACGTATCTGATAGGCTCACGGTTGAGATGAAAGAGTTGAGCAAGAAAGAATTTGATGCAGTAGAGTATATGGCTATTCAGTCAATCGAAGATGCACACACTTTCCATTATTTTTATATTGCTCAAAAGTTTTCTGAAAATCTCACTACTTTAATCGGCGTTCAGTCAGGTATTGAAGAATTAAGAAAATCTGTCGTTTTAGATAAACGTCCACATAATACGTTTGCTAGACCTATTATTGATGAACTGCTTGCTGGTACTAACTGGCAAGCACGTTTTGTTAGTGAAACAAGTCAACGATCAACAAATTTCTATTACATTTCAACATTTGAAGCCTTAAAAAAGGTTTGTCAAGTTTGGAATTTAGAAATGCAGTTTTTCGTTGAAGTGAACGGCAATAAAATAGGCGCACGTTATATTGATTTCAAAGAGAAAATCGGCGAAGCAACTGGCAAGCGTGTAGTTTATGGACATAACGCACTACAAATCTTGCAAGAAGTAGAGCGCACTAACTTATTTACTGCTCTTATCGGACGAGGAAAAGGCGAAGAACTCAGCGCACCAAGTGAAGAAAACAATCACGGCACATACGGGCGCAGAATTACATTCGAGGAAGTCGTTTGGGAAACTAAAAAAGGCAATCCAGTAGATAAGCCAAAGGGTCAGAAATATGTTGAACTTCCTGAAATGACTAAACGCTACGGTATCAAAAATGCAGACGGAACTATGCGTGCTAAAGTAGGTTTTGCAGTCTTTGAAGATGAAGAAGATAAAAATGCATTGATTAGGCGTACTTATGATGAATTAGTAAGCGCATCAAGACCACAGTTGACCTTAAAAACTTCTACTGTTTATCTGAAAGGCGTTAAAATTGGCGATACTATTCGTGTGGTAAGACATGATAAAAAGCTAGATTATGATACCCGTATTTTTGAAATCACATTTAACCGTTTGAACAACGAGTCAAGCGACATTAAATTAGGCGATAGGATTTCGGAAAGCAATGAAGCTAAAATCCAAAATATCGCTAGTCAGAAAGTAGATGAACTTGTTTCAAGTGGCTTTAATAATATCATCTCTAAACTTCCTGAATTTCTTCCAAGCCCTGACGGTTTTAACAATAACTGGTACGGCAAGGACGACCCAACGAAGAAATATGTCGGGAAAGTGCTAGTCAATGATATATGGTTCAAGCCGAACCCTGAACATGAAGGACAAACTATCATGCTTCGGTGGACTGGCGAAGTTTGGCAAGAAATCATACGAAGCAATAGCGATCAAGAAATTATTGACGAAATCAGCAAGCGTTTTGAAAATCTCAATCTTACGGGAGTTGATGAAGCTAAAGCAAAAGCAGAAGAAGCCTTGAAGAAAGCTAGAGCGGGTGTTGAACTAGCAGATGAAGCAAAGGATATTGCTGAGAAAAATCAAATCACATTCGCTTCAATGGCTAATAGAGTGAACAAACAAGAAGATGAAATTACTGACTTTAAAAATGAATATGGAACTAAAATGCTTGAAGTCAATCAAACGACTGAGGGCATAAAGACTAAAATCGGAGAAATAACTTCATTCATTGATAAAGAAGGGCAACGTCAAGATGAATTGAAGCGATATGCTAGAGAAGAAACAGCTAATCAAACAAGCACTATCCGTGAAACTTTATCAAGAGATTATGTCGCTAAAAGTACTTACCTTGAAAATGTCGAGGGCACAAGACAACGTTTTGAAGCAATCACAAGAGATAATGAAGCCAAGTTCGCAGAATATAAACAAGGTATTGACGGACGTATTACAGACCTTGCAAGTCAAGTAACTGGCAAGGTCAATGAAGTAGACTTCCAACGTGTTAGAGAAACGGCACAACTTTACGAGCGTATTTTAGGAACAGATGACTCTAACGTTAGCACAAACATAGCAAGAATGGCATTAACGTCTGAATTGTTTAATGTTGAGGTAGGTAAAAGATTTAGTAACCTTACTAATCTATTTTATGCACCTACAAAAATTCCTAAGTATATTTCGTCAGTCGCAACAGATAATCACTTGGAACGTGTTAGTTTCGGGGATCATGACGGAATACGAATTAACTATACTGACTCTATGTCAGGATGGCTAGGGGTTCGGTTTCCGCTTACTAAAAAGTTTGTGAAACAAGGAGAAAGTCTTGGCTATCGTATTGAAATTTCAGTTGACAAAGTCCCAAAAAATGGTAGGGTTCTAATTCAGTTGTTGGATAATACCCCAAGTTTGGGAATGTATTATAATTCTCAAATAGAACTTACAAAAACGGGCAATCAAGTATTCACTGGTTACTTGGATATTCCTTATACTGGTGAATTGAACGAATACTCAATCAGGTTTACCCTTACAACCCCCGGGAATATTATTATCCACAAGCCTATGATTATCGATAGGCGCTTAATTCCTGAACAATTCGTGGATAGTACCGATTACAATAACGAATACACAAGAACAACAATGTCAATCTTGAAAGATAGCTTCGCAGTCAAAACGCTTAATAGTAACGGCGACGTTCTGAGCGCCTTAAATTTAGCGACAGGTGGAGCAAGTTTAGAAGTCGGTAAGAATAAGCTGGTAGTTACGCCTGAGACAACATATATTGCAGACGGGACAATTAAGAAAGCTATGATTGCAGACGCTCAAATTGGCACGGCGCAGATTGGAGAAATTGACGCAAGTAAAGCTAGAATTATCAATATTTCCGCTAAAAACATTGTCGCAGACGGCTTGACGGGTAACATTATCAAAGGCGGTAAGTTATCATCTTTAAACGGAAAAACAGATTTTGACTTACAGACTGGTTGGATTGAGATGAATAACTACGGTGTAGGTATTAAAAATCAATTTCCTAACCGTCCGTTACAATACCTAGTTTTTGGCGCTGGTACTATTGGGGATATAGATGGCTCATATACAGCACTTTTAAGTAATAGAAATGGATTGATAAAAATGGATAGCACATCAGCAGGTATTCAAATATGGAATGGTCGCTCAGGTGGCAGGACGGCCTCAGCTATCACATTTTATGGTCAAACAATGGACTTTAGACTTAGTGGACAAGATGGATTGGGACAAGTTACCATAGATACCCAAACACAAGATATTATTGTCAGAGGCCAATCTTTAGTAGGTAAATTTAATAATATCCATTATAATTTTCAACAAATCAAAAACTGGTTTGAGCAAAATAAACTAGGGTATCCTAGCTTGTATCATATAAACATGTAGAAAGAGGAATAAATGAGCACAGTAGACAACGTTATCAATCAGTTAGCTGTTGAGTTAGCTAACAAGACTATAAATGGAGCGTATGACAAGGCTGAGCGTGATGAGGCTCTGGCTAAGTTGCAACAAGTTAAAAACGAGCGTGACGAGGCGCTGGGGAACTTAGAAAATATCAAGTTAGGTTTTGAGGGAATGAATAGGATTTTACAATCTGATGAACGCCTTAAAAATCTCTATGAAGAAGTAAAAGCAAAACAAACAGAAAAAGAGGAACAATAATATATGACATTCACAGTAGTAAACAAATTTTTACAAGGCAATAACCGAACTTTCGTAGCAATCCGTCAAGAAGAACCATACACAGCTTTTGACCGTGTTTTGATTGGCGATAGAACAAACGAGTCAAATGACGACTTAATCAAGGCGGTATTGGCTCAAGTGACGACAGAATTCAATCCGGCGGACGGCGTGAAGCAATTACAAGAGGATTTAATCACGCAAGAGCAAGCATACAACCAAAAACTAGCAGAAAAAGAAGCGCAGATTGCAGAAGTGAAAGCTATTGCTAACTGGTCTGTACTTGCAAGGGTAACAGATACAGACAATCCGCTAGATCCTACGCTTTACAAAAAAGGTCTTGAATTGGTTGATTTAGGTCAGACTGGTAAGACTTACCAAGCACAAGAAATTTTCACTATTGAAAATCCGAACCATGTCGAGCAATACCAAGAGGGCAAGCGTGTTATGGTTCAAGTCACCGAGCCTTTCACTTATCAAGGGCAGACATTGGAGCAGTTGGAAGAATTGCACCAAAACGGAAAAATCGGACTTTGGAAGTGGGAAGCGCCTACTGTTAAGCCATCAAGTGAACTAGATACACAACCCGTACAATAGACCACTATTTT